ATGCAGTATTTGATAGTGGTTATAAAAAGATATATGACAAGTATAACGATACCTTCCGTTGGGTACCACTCAACGCTGATATCGCTGGTGCTTGTGCAAGAACAGATGCCGTTGAAGATCCATGGTGGAGTCCTGGTGGCTTGAACCGTGGTCAGATTCGGGGTGCTATTGAACTTGCACTTAATCCATCACAAGTTGAACGTGATACGCTCTATCGTGCTCGTATTAATCCTGTAGTAACCTTCCCGGGTGAAGGCACAGTACTATGGGGTGACAAGACTGCACTGGCACAATCTAGTGCTTTTGATCGTATTAATGTTCGTAGATTGTTTATCACAATCGAAGAAGCAATTGCGAAGGCTTCTCGTACTGTACTCTTTGAATTCAATGATACATTTACGAGAGAGAACTTTTTAGGTATGGTAAATCCGTATTTGAGAGATGTAATGGCTCGCCGTGGTATCACAGACTTCTTAGCTGTTTGTGACGAAACCAATAACACTGGTCAAGTTATAGACAACAATGAATTCCGTGCTGATATCTATGTCAAGCCTGCACGTTCTATCAATTTCATTACCTTAACCTTTATTGCTACACGAACAGATGTTGCGTTTAGTGAAGTAGTTGGTCGGGCTTAATAAAAAACAGGAGATAAAACAAGATGGCAAATATTAGTAGTTTTACAAATGCTCTGCAAGGTGGAGGTGCCCGTGCTAACCAATTTCAAGTCACCATGTCTGGTGGCGGTGCAACGGGTATTCAAAGCCGAGGCTTTTCATTTTTATGCCGTGGTGCTCAGATTCCTGCATTGACCATTGGTGAGATAGCCGTCCCATATCGTGGGCGTCAAGTTTTTCTTGCTGGTGATCGTACTTATGATGCATGGACTGTAACCATTATGAATGATAGGAGTATGGGTATTCGTGGTCAACTAGAATCTTGGATGAATAATATGCAAGATATTGGTGCTGCGACAACCTCACCATCATTAAATGCAAACTCGTACTATGCAACAGCTATAGTAAAACAGATGGATCGAAATGATGCAACAATTCGGACATATAATTTAGAAGGTGTATGGCCGACCACTCTAGATGCAATTGATTTAGCGTTTGATGCTAATGATGCAATTGAGGAGTTTGGTGCAACCTTTAGATTTAACTGGATGACTATTGCTGGTGGTGCTGGAGCTGATAGTGGTGGTTTAAATATCAACTTTCAGGTTTCAGGATCATTGAATGGTTAAGTAGTTTTTGATTATGCTGGTTTTCAATCAGTATAAATAGTTATACTATGGCAGAATTATTTGGATGGGAAGTAAAGAAGAAGGAGAGCGACAAGGCCAAAAGCTTTGTCGCTCCTTCGGACGAAGAAGGCACACTAGATATTGCTGGTGGTGCTGGTTTTTTTGGGCAGTACTTATCTTATGATAAGGCTGCTCGAAATGATTATGATTTGGTACGCAAGTACCGACAAACCTCAGAAAACCCTGAGTGCGACCAAGCGATAGAAGATATCATAAACGAAGCCATTACGGCTGATGAAACTGATATTTCTGTAGCGGTGAATCTCGATTGGGTTCCTCTCTCTATGTCTATCAAGAAAAAGATAGACGAAGAATTTAAAGAAGTTCTTACACTCCTACAGTGGAAAAAGAAAGGCCACGATATCTTTAGGCGGTGGTATATTGATGGTAGAATTTTTTATCATAAATTGATTGATGAAAAATCTCCCCGAAAAGGTATATCGGAAGTTCGTTATGTCGATCCTAAATTTATTAAGAAGATTAGAGAAGTTGAAAAAGAAAAGGGTCAAGGTGGTGTAGAAATAATTAAGGATGTGAAGGAGTGGTACATCTACAATGAAGCTGGTGTTTATCCTTCTCTACCTGCAATTGGTGGTTCTTCAAATAGTCAAGCACAGGGTTTAAGAATTTCTCCTGATGCTATTGCGTATGTTCCGTCTGGGTTATACAACCCCACAACGAATCAGGTTTATTCTTTATTGCAGAAGGCAATCAAGCCTACTAATCAATTAAGAATGATTGAAGATGCGGTAGTTATCTATCGTATTGCTCGTGCTCCAGAAAGACGTATCTTTTATATCGACGTTGGTAATCTCCCCAAACCTAAAGCTGAGGCATACATGAAAGATGTTATGTCACGCTATAGAAATAAAGTTGTTTATGATTCTAATACTGGTGAGATTATGGATGACAGAAATCAGATGTCTATGTTGGAAGATTTCTGGCTGCCTCGTCGTGAAGGTGGTAGAGGAACAGATGTAAGTACGTTATCTGGTGGACAAAATCTTGGTGAACTGGAAGATATCAAATACTTCCAGAAGAAGCTCTACAAATCACTGAACATACCTATCTCTCGTTTAGAGTCAGAAGGTGGTTTTAATCTTGGTAAATCTACAGAGATTACCAGAGATGAAATTAAGTTTAGTAAGTTTATTCAACGTCTGCGTAAGAAGTTTTCAGAACTCTTCCAAGATATGCTTAAGACCCAATTAGTTTTAAAGGGTATAATGAAGCCAGAAGATTGGGACCATATTAAAGAGTATATGGTTTATGATTTCAAAGATGATAACCATTTTCAAGAGTTAAAAGAACTAGAAATTCTTAATGAAAGAATGACTGCATTACAAGCTGTTAATGATTATGTTGGTACATATTATTCTGTAGAATATGTCCGACGTTATGTATTGCGTCAATCTGATACTGAGATTGAAGAAATTGATAAACAGATTGAACAAGAAAAGAAAGACGATGTGATGGACGATGATGCTGGTTTAGGACCTGGTATGGCAGTTGGTACTAATGTACCAGAACCAGAGATGCCACCTATGAATGGTAATGGGGCAACAGTCCCAGGTGGTGTAGAGGGGCAAGCTGACGCAGATCAGGAATATTCAGGTCCAGAGGCTGCGTAAATTATAAATATTAGAGGAATATACAATGGATAAGAGTCTTAGAAAGATGATTGATAATATTGCCGACGGTGATATGGCAGCTGCCGGTGATGCATTTAATGTTGCTGCAGATGCAGCTAGAGGTGATGCATGGAAACAAGCCAAAATAGATTACGCTCAGAAGGCTTTTAAAGAAGTTGATCTGGGTCAAGAAACTTCTGGAGTAGATACGGGCATTACAGGTGACCCAGCCGAAGTACAAGAGGAATAACTATGAAACTTATATCTGAATCAATTGAAGATGTCGATTATCTTATAGAAGATGATGAGGGAAAGAAGAATTATAAAATTCGGGGGCCCTTTTTACAAGCCGAGATTAAAAATAGAAATGGTCGCATCTATCCGATGGGCATTTTAGAGAAAGAAGTAAACAGATATAATAAAGAATATATCCAGAAGAACAGGGCGTTTGGTGAACTCGGTCATCCTGACGGTCCTACTGTAAACCTAGAGAGAGTATCACATATGATTACTGCTTTGCATCCTGATGGTACTAATTTCATCGGTGAAGCCAAGATCATGGATACTCCGTACGGAAAAATTGTAAAGAATCTCATAGACGAAGGTGCCAAGTTAGGGGTTTCGTCCCGAGGTATGGGGTCGCTCGCACCACAGCGTGGGGCCCATGTTGTCAAAGATGACTTTTATCTTGCTACTGCTGCTGATATCGTCGCAGATCCGTCTGCCCCCAATGCTTTCGTCGAAGGTATTATGGAAGGCAAAGAGTGGGTATGGGATAATGGTGCAGTTAAAGAGATGGATATTGACGCTTATAAGAGAGAATTGGACAGGAAATACAAATTTGCGCAGGCTAGAGAAGAAAAGGCTGCTGAAATCTTTGAAAATTTCATGTCTAAATTTTGAATATTATAAATAACTTATATGTACATTAAAAACAGGGAGTATTCCAAATGACGGATATTAACACTGAACTAGAGAGAATTGCCGATGAAACATTGGGCAACCCTCTAGAGGAAGCACAGGATGGCTTAGATAGTAAAGGCGATCCACGGGCTGCCATGAAAGGTGCCGCTCCTGCCCAGAAAGAAGCCACAATTGCTGGTGGAACTCCGGGTGGTGAGACACAAGACATGGGACCTGCTGTAGTTTCTCCAGAAGCCAAATCTGATCCAGGTGATGCCGCCAGTAAAAAGGCGAAAAAAGCTACTCCTCCCAAGACTAAACCATCTGATGCTTCTTCTGTAGCTGTTGGCGACGGAAGTGGTGAAATGAAAGTTGGAGCCCGAGAGGAAGTTCAACTAGAAGGTGAAGATCCTGAGGAGACTAA